TCAGTGAGTTAGCTTGGTTGTTAGGTAGTTGTCATTTTAAAACAAAGTATAACGAAAGAAAACAAAGACTAGAATATGAAATACTTCCAGTTGTAAAGGAGTACTATTTACAAGGAGAATCAGAGCCATACGGTTATAGTTATGAAATAGAAAAAGGACTGAGCAACGACAGGATGTATGTTTTTTGGTCAGAAGAAAGAGACGGTGTTCCTGGAATGCATTTTAAGTTTAATCAAAAAGGCAATAGAATGCCTGTTGATGGTAACAGTGAAATGTTAAATCCTTATTCATTAGTACCGATTAGTAAAGTGCAATACTCCTCGTCTTCTTATGATGTTGTCAGAACTGCTGTTCAAATAGGAATTGCAATGACTGAAATAGCATTGAGTGTTCGCTCAAGATTAGGTCAGCCTGTATTCACAGGAATAGATGAAGGTCAGTCAGTTATAAAATCGGGAATAGATTCAGCTATAATACTACCTGAAGGAGCTTCTTTTCAGTATGTTTCACCTGCTGGCGGTATTAATGAAATGATTGAAGCAGTAAAAGCATTTGCAAACCAAACAGCAGAAAACAATCATCTGAGAATACGCTGGGGTGAATCAGGCGGCAATTCCCCATCAGGGGAAGCTTTAAAAATCCTAGAGATTGAGAATCTTGAATCGAGAGAGTCAGACATTAGTTACTTTAGGGAATGGGAAAGCAGTCGATACGAAATCGATAGGAAAGTATTAGAAGTACATAATGTTATGAATCTTTCAGAGGATTATAGCGTTGATTTTGGTGAGGTGTCTTATCCAATGTCCGTAGATCAAGAACTAAAAATGTTGGACTGGAAACTGTTAAACGGCATAATGAGTAAGCGAGACTTACTGCTTTATTTTAACCCTGATATGAGCGATGAAGAACTGGCAATGAAGATGGGTGAAGTACAACAAGAACAAACCCAACAAATTCAAGCGGAAAGACAAGCAAGTCAGCCTGCTGTTTTTCAGGAGTTAAGAAAAGAAGCAGATGATAGTCAATAACTTCCTAGACAAGATAGATGTTTTAAAGCTGAAGATTGGTCAGGACGCTGATAAAATATTAGAAGCTGTGGATATTGATGGGATGCTAAAAGACCCCGAGTCTTATTTAAATGCCCTTAGTCAGCAGTTTATGCAAGACCACAACAAAGAAATAAGGCAGGGTTTTAAAGAGGGGAAGAAGTTTGCTACTAAAATATTAGAAAAACTATGAAAGCAAAGATAAACATATCTAAAAAGTTTAATTTAAAAAAAATTAACTTTAATCTTTCTGAGGAAATAAACAACGCAGCCAATGCTATTGTAAAAGACCACGACAGAAGACTACAATTCGGTCAAGGCGTAGATGGCAAACCAATGAAGAAGCTAACACAGTTTACAATTACGAAAAAAAGAGAAAATAAATACGAAAAACCAAGAGTCCCCTTATTTGCTACAGGGACAATGAAAAATATAAGAATAGACAGAAGGGCTAATTCTACCAAACAAGAAGCAAGGCTAACACCCCCATTAAGTAGATTGGAAATAGGAGCTAAACATCAGCTGGGTCAGTTTAATCTACCGAAAAGAGAATGGTTTGGCATAACAACTAAGGTAGAGAAAGACTTATTAAAAAATATGGAAATAAAAATAGAAAGAATCCTTAAGCGTGCCTAACGAATTAAAAACATCAGACGCTTTGGATGAATTAGAGATTATAATTGCAAACGCACTGACTACAGCTACAGCAAGAACCGTCCTTGACTTAGAACAAACAATAACTACTTTAAAAGCAACAGGCGCAAGCATCGATGCTATTAGGGAAGTCTTGCTTCAAGATTTAAAACAAGGTGGAATTATATTTGGCTCGTATCGAAACGCAATTAAGAACACGACTGGAAACGCGGTGCAGTTTATGAGTGATGCAGCTATCCGAGGCAAATACGGAGACGAAGGCATCGAAGAGTTTAAGTGGATAACAGCAGGGGGAAATGTTTGTGATGATTGCAAACCAAGACACGGTAAAATTGCAAGTTGGAGTGAATGGTCATCAGTTGGTCTGCCCAAAAGCGGATTTAGTGTGTGTAAAACAAACTGTCAATGTCAATTAGTACCTTCTAATTATAGAGCTGACGAAATAAAAGGTGTCATAAGAAGAAAAGATAGAAAAAAAGAATTGGAAAGGAAATTTAATGGCTAAAGATCAAAGACTTGCAAGATTTAACCTTAAATCTTTTAATAAACCTAAAAGGACACCAAAACACAAAACAAAATCTCACATAGTATTGGCAAAAGAGGGAAACAGGGTTAAATTAATTAGGTTTGGACAGCAGGGTGTTAGAACAAATCAAACTGTTGCACAAAGAAAAGCCTTCAAGGCTAGACATCGCAAGAATATTGCTAGAGGCAAAATGAGCGGTGCATACTGGGCGAACCGAGTAAAGTGGTCACCAGGTAAAACAAAAAACAAATAGGAGAAAAGATGTCTGAAATCAAAGAAGACAATGTGCAAGATAAAGTACAAGAGTTGGCAACTGATAACCAAGTAGAGCAACCAGTAAATCCCGAGACTGGTAGTTTAATTGCAGAAAGCAAAAAGTATCGTAGTCGGGCGCAAGATGCCGAGTCAAAACTATCTGAATTGCAAAAGCAAATCGCAAAGCAAGAAGATGCTAGGATGGCAGAGCAAAACGAATGGAAAGAGTTAGCTGAAAAAAGACAGAGCCATATCGATACTATTGAGGAAGATTATAATAGATTGAAAAAAGGTGAAGAATCTTTTAAACAAGAATTGCTTTCTGAGTTCGAAGAAGAGGACAGGGAAGAGTTTCAAAGTTTATCTTTAAAACAACTCCGTGTCTTACATAACAAATTAATAAGTAAAAACGCGAATGTTCCACCTACAGACAATACACCAGCAAGGTCAGCAAATCCTGATAATAAGAAATGGACTGATATGTCTGAAAAGGAAAGAAAATCAAACTGGGGTTCTATATTGGATTCATATCGCAAAAATTAGGAGTATATAATGGCTAGACATTATGATGGTAATTCTGCAACAACAACAACAGAAGCGGTATTTTTACCCGAAGTTTGGGCTGAGGGTATCTATAAGTTTTTTGAACGTAAAAGCGTATTTAGAGGACTGGTAGATGACTACTCTGCATTAGTAGCTGGAAAAGGTGCTGGAGACATAGTACACATTCCTGAAATTGCAATTGCAAGCGCAACGGAAAAGGCTGAAGACGCTGATGTTGCTTACAACAACGCTACTGCAACTGAAACACAACTTGCTTTAAATAAGCATTATTATGTGGCTAAGTTATTTTCAGATATTGCTGAAATACAATCTGAGGAATCGTTAGTTTTTAAGTACACAAAAATGATGGGCGAATCTTTAAGTCGTCAAGTAGATGCTGATATTTGGGGTGAGCTAGATGGTTTAAATAGTTCTCAAGCATTAGCAACTGACGATGTATTGACTGCTGCTGAATTTGAAGGTGCTTTAGCAACATTAGGCGAAGCGGATGTTCCTTATATGGATGGTGAGTGCGCAATGGTTGTCAATCCAACCTTATTTGCTGACATTCTCAATCCTTCTGCTGGACTTGCTCAATACTTTATCAGAAATGATGCAAGTGGTGACGGTTCAGGTCTAAAAACTGGAATGGTCGGTTCATTGTATGGCATTGAGGTTTATATGTCTAACACGGTTGCGACTGGCGGAAACGCATCGGTGATTCCTGGAGCTATTTTCCATAAATCAGCGTGTGCTTTTGCTGTTCAGCAGGACGTTAGAGTTCAAAACGAATACTCAATTGACGCACTTGGCACTAAAGTTGTCGCAGATTTAATCTACGGAGCAAAAATCCTAGATGATTCTGACAATATCAGAGGTGTTAAGTTTACAAACGCAGCTTAATAGTTTAAGTTGTAAATATACAAACGTAGGGTATGACCGATTAGCTCTGCCCTGCGTTTTACTGGAGATAAATATGCAATATTGGAAAAAAAATAATAGTGGTTCTGTTGAGAGTATTTCAGACGACACAATCTCAAAGCACCCTGAGAAGATTGACTTATTAAAACATCTTGGATATGTAAGAGTAAAGTCTAAATCAGATTCAAGCGTCTTTCAGGATCAAGAAAAGAAATTAAAGAAAAAACCAATTAAGAAAAAACCAATAGTTAAAAAGAAAAAAACCAAATCAATGAAGAAGTAATTTTCTAAAATATTAAAGCTTACATAAATTCGCTATGTAATTATTAACCGACTCGTTCACAGTAGTCATACTTTAGAGGGTAAGAAAAAATGGCAAAACTCCATAAATACTCAGTTCAAGAAGCATTAAATACAACAGTAGGCGGAGGTTGGACAGTTTCCAATGTCGGGACTGCTGGAAGTTCAGGAGATGTAGCTAATACAACTCATAAGTCAATCGCAACAACGACAGGAACAATTGGCGTTTATAGTGCGGTGGAAATTTATTTTAATTTTACAACAACAGAAACAAATGTCACGGCTGGGACAGATATGGTTTTGCCAAAAAACACACTGACATTTTTAACTGTTCCCCGAGGTCTAGGAAACACGATTAAATTTAATTACAATAGTACATCAACAACGACTGG